CAAATAAATTCACTATTTATTGTCAGTCTAAATAAGCTATTTATAGTCATTACAGATAAGAAAATTACCCCCATCATATTAAACATAGGGTATCATATTAAACACAGGGTTGCCCCATCATATTAAACATACCCCTCCATATTAAACATAGAATTATTTTCTACCCCCATCATATTAAACAAAAAAAAAGGGAGACAAAATTAATTGACCCCCTTCATATTAAACATTTTATTTCTGCACATTTAATCTGTACTCTTTTAAGTAACTACATACTTTTTGTGCAATTTATCTTATCACATAAACTCCAGAGTTTACTCCTTGAACTAAATACATCATACCATACCTAATAGCATCTATAAAGTGATTAAACTTATCTATTGGTGCTTCACCCTTATCTTTCCATACATAGTTGTTTAGCTCTCTTATTATGCCGTGAGAACCTCTATCCACTACTATCTCATAGTCTTGCATAAGAGCAATACCTGATAATATACTACCTTTCTTCTTTACTGTAGGCTTTATATTAAGACCCAATGTTTTTAGTTCAGAGATTAAACGTGGCTCACTATTATCACAAATAATTAAATCCATACCACACTCTCTTTTATTTAATGTAGCTACCTCAGATGTGTTTAGATTAGGTTTTCCGTAGATTTCCTTAACCCAAACCTTTCTTGCGTTCTTATCTACCGAAATCTTCACAAGTGTCGTTAAATCGGCTGAAAATCCAAAATCCTGCCCATAGCAAGTAAGTCCTGTAGGGATAAAGTCCCCAACTCTCCATTTTCTTATAATAGTACCCTCTGCTTTTTCAAGCCAACCTCCTAATATTTGATGTTGGTATTTATCTGGTCTCTTACGTTTCATTTCATATATCCTACCTAAGAACGATTGAGATAAGTTCTTCTTATTATCTTTGTAAGTTGTATGAATATAAGTAACATTCCCTTTTATCATATTAGATGCTGCCAATACGTTTTCATTTTGGAAGAACCTTTGATATATCCAATGCTCTTTAGTTGTTGGATTCAGTATAAGAATAACTCTGTTCTGTTTAGTCTGTGAACGTATAGAGAAATCAATCTTATCAAAAGTACCTTCATCTACAAGCTCCTCTGCTTCATCTACTACAAATGTAGTTATACCGTTCAAAGATTTAAGTGCAGCAGTTTGATTGCCTGATGACGTTCTAATGCCTTTAAATATAATAGAACTACCTGTCTTTAGGTTCATAATCTCGTCTTTAGTTATCCTAAAGTCTTCGTGAACTCCCATTAAGTTAATCTTCTCAATAAATTCAGGTATAATAGATGTATGTGCTGACATCATTGTATATCGTGAGAATAGTATCTTATGACCTTCTTCATAGGTTAAGTTAAGTAGGAATACGTTTACACCAAATGATTTACCACTACCCCTACCACCTGTAATAACAAAATACCTGCTATCGTTCTTGAAAACAGGTATGTATTTTTCGTGTATGTCTATCTTACTCATCTTTTGGTGTTACGTCTATAATCTTCTCTTTAATCTTCTTACCTTCAACACTATCTCCAAAGAAATTAATCACAGGAGCATTAGCTTTCTTAGTAGCAGTTTCTTTATCTTCATCATAGGCATAGTCCATAAGCAATTTCATATGATTGTAGCTACCTTCTTTTGCTTTCTTAGCCAAACTCTCAAAAGCATTTACCTCACTACCAAATACATTCTTGATAGCTTTCTTAGCATATTGCTTCTTACGATTCTTCTTAGCAGTATTCATTGCAGGTTTATTAGACCTTTCTCTATCAGGTACAGGTAGCTTAGGAATAGATTTCTTTCTACTATTCCCTTTTCTTCCATCTGTAGGCTTAATCTCTTGTGAATTACTCATATTATGATAACTAATGTGTTGTTATTTTGTTTTTTAGCTATAGTAGTAATAGTTATCTTGTTCATTCCTTTCTGCTTCATAATACCTCTCAGTAACCTGTATTTCATAATCTAATAACCCTGAAAGATATTTACATATAAACTTAATATCTGAATCTGATAATTCATAATCCTCTTCATTTATTAATATCTCAGCATTTAATACATCATTCACATCTAAAGTTAAATCTATCAAGTAATCATCTTCTTGATAATATAAAGAAACTTCATATGGTAATGGGTTAGTAGAATCACCATTATCTGAATACTCTGGTCTAATTGATAATATTTTGTCTTTTAGTTCTTCGGTCATAATACTTGTTTTAATTGTTAATAATAATCAAACCTACAATACTTTTTTAGATTAACAATGCTTTTTAACAAATTTTAACATTTCTTTAACATTTACCTGTCTAATCCATCTTTACTCCTCAACAGCTCTATCTCTCTATTTAAGTAGTCTTGAGCCTTAATTAAATCAAGTAGTTCATCGTGTTTCTTACCTGCTCTTGCAATATACTTAATGATATTACCTCTACAAAAGTTTAAATCATAATCTCTAATTACATCTATGATGTCGTAATCTTTTCCGTTTTCGTAATGTGTTTGAGTACCTCTCATAATTAATTATCTTTGATTGTAACTATTATTTTTATTACTATTATTATAAATACTGTTATTAAAATTCCCATAATATAAAATTTATTGATTAAAAGCAGTAACCTTCCATAGAGGTTTCCCCTAAAAAAACTTGACATTCATTTTTACTTTTCCAACTCCAAGATTTAACCCTTAAGCTTACAATTTCTCGTATTTCATCCCTTCTATCTTGTGGAATAGTGTCTATAAGCAATTCTAAGGCATCTTTGTCTCTTTTTAGTATATTTGTACCTAAATTTTGTTTAACACTCTCAAAACGCTTATTTTCAGCTTCTTGCATCTTAATAAACTCTTCGGCTCTATCATTAAAGTAAATATTATACAATTTTCTGAATAAAGGAAATGATTTATAATAAATACTTATTTTATCTAATGATTGATAAATTGATGACCTATTTTTATCAATACCCCTGCCCTTAAACCATTCAGAAATCATTCTATCGTTCATAAAATTAAAATCTTTTAATATTTTATAGAATAATGTCCTTGTAATCATTATTGATGTTTTTCTTGAGCCACTATTTAAGCTAATACCTGTTAATTTTTCAAAATCTCTTGCTAATTTGTCTGCGTTTTCCTTATTATAATCTATCATATCGTTTGTTTTAATTTAATTTGTTGTTTTCTCTTATTTTATTTATTTCTACCATTGTTTTAGTGAAAGTATTGGTGTCGTGCCAATCTAAGGCTTTTTTTATACCAGCACAAGCCAAATAGTACTCTTGTTCTTCATAATACTCTAAAATCTCTTCTAAAATAAACTTAGGTAACCCTTCTTGTATCTCAATTATTGAATTTGAGAAGTATAACTCCACAATATACCTATCTTCATCGCTTAATATTTCCATAACAGTCTGTTTTAAGCGTTAGTAATGATTTAGCTTCACTAAACATAGATTTAGCATCCTCTCCATATATCTCTTTATACAATCTATAAGTTCTATTTACTAACGAATACTCATTTTTAGCCTCTTTAAAGAGTTTTTTAGCATAAGCCTTACCGTACCCCTTACAATAGTTTATATTGTCAGCAGTATCACCTATAATCATCTGAGAATAGAAGTTCTCTTTCGCCTCTTGCTCTGATATTTTAATTAACTCCCTATTCTTATAGTTGTAGTTATAAAACCAACAAGGAAATTGTTTATAGTCCTTATCTAATGACATTATGATAACCGAGTCAATACCATTCTTTTTCACTTCCTCTGCCCACAATGTAGCTACAACATCATCTGTTTCAACCCCATCACCATAAATAGAATCGTATGCAAGTTTAACCATATCGTGAAGTAATGGTAGTATCTCAGGTCTCTTCTGTGTTCTATTCAATTTGTATGTAGGGGATATATCTTTTCTAAAGTTGTTTTTAGAGCCATTACAAATTACAACCTCATCTACTTCTACTAAGTCTTCTAAAAAGGATAATAGCTTATCAAGGCTACTCTCAAACTTATCAAAAGCTACACTCACATCAGTCTCAAATATATTGTCTAAAGAATCCCTATCTTCCTTCCTTTTGAAGCAAGAGGCATATATCAAACTATCTGCATCAAATATTACTTTCATCTGTTAATGTATTGAGTATTCAACACTGTTATTTACTTTCTTATTCATTCTAATCTTGCTGATTTTCCTTTTGTTTTTATTGTCAGCATCATTTTTGCGTTCAATCCATCCAGTGATAGGATTTATTTCGTGATTCCAAAACTGACTTAATCTTTGTTGTTTAATTCGCTTCATAATATATTTGTTTTAAAGTTACGAAGCAAAGCTACAAAACTATTTATAAACTTGCAAGTACTTTTTTAATTTATTTACAATTCCTATGATACAGGGTTTACAGCTTGTGTTTTTTTGGTTGGTGTTAAACACATTATTGTGAATAGATATTAGCCTTGTTCTTTGTTCAGAAGTAGTCTTATTTGTTTTACTATCCACAAAATCGCTTAGATAAGTATAATCATCCTCAGATATACAATTTATCTTTTTATAGCTAAATAGTTTATTTAGCTTAACTTGTCTCTCATCACAACCACAATCCTCACCAGCTATAAACTTAACTAATTTGTCTACTCCTGTAGCTTTAGTAATCTTAGCTACCGTGTCGCCAACACCTTTTGGCTTTGTTTCAACATTCTGCTTTAACTTATTGTAGTCTTCACTTCTCTTTAACGCTTTCCATTCTTTGTACTCTCTGTAGTCTTTAGACCTCTTGTCTATAGTTTCGTAGTACCCTTGTTTTTCTAATTGTAAATAATAATTGTTTGGTCTCATATCTTGTCAAAATCTTGGTTAAAATAATCTATTAAATCTTCTGATAAACTTTCTCTTAATATAGCTTTTTGGTTTAGTATAGAGTTATGTATAGAAGTCAATCCTATCTTAGCTCCTTTTGATATTGCCCTTAAAGATAAGCCTTGTATAAAGTATAATTCAAACAACCTCTTATCATAAACAGTCCAATCAGATGTTATACTCTCTACCTCACTCATTATCTTTTCAAAAGCATCATCTTCCTCTATGTCATACTGCCTCTCAACAACTTCGTCATTCTCTAATATCTCATAAAATATACTATTACGTTTATCTTTTAAATAAGAGTAATACAAGTTCCTTAATGTAATCCACACAAAGTACCTGTTAATATCATCCTTATACATAATCCTTTTCTCATCTTTCACAAGTCTGTGCATCCTTAGATACATATCTTGAACTAAGTCTTTAGCTACATCAATATTGCAACCTAAATTTACTAACATCTTAATCCATAATTCGTGATGAACTGCTAACTTTTCTAACATTAAATCTCTTTTATAATTATTTCTACTCTTGGGTTATCCCTATCTAATTCTGTTGGCTCTATAGTCTCTTTCTTCACATAATCATCATTATCATCTTCCCAACAACCATACTCGGTTATAGAGTCTAATAAGAACTTACTTACTACACTAACTACATTCATCTTATCTAACCGCCTTTTAGAGCCTTTATAGACCTTGTAAGTTACCTCGACAGGTGTTTGTATAGATAAGTTCCTTAACTGCTCTCTAAGAGCTTCTGAATAGGCTTTCTTAGCATCATTACTTATTCTATGATGTAAGTTCCTGTATGTATTCATATTCAAGTAAATCCTCTTATCTTTAACAGTTTTTCTTGGTAGTGTTACAAATAAAGGGGATATTATCTTATGATTCATACTCTATATGTTTAGCCATTGATTCAGGAAGTATATAAGAATACTTATTGATTTTACTATTATTCTTAAAGTCAGTTGTCTTAGGACATCTAAAAGCTTTCACAGGTGTTTCAACTATAGAAGCTATGTTTTTAGATATATTGAATACCCACACCCCTTTTTCATCAGTTACAACATATAGAAACGTCTTACCTTTGATTTGTGATTCCTGATAGTTGGTAAACAGTTTCATAGCCTCAATAATTTTATCAGAATAATACTTTCTTCTATTCTTTATTTCAACTATATAATTAACATCAAAAGCATCGTAACAACTATAAGTGTCAGATGCTAATGAAAGGTTAATTCCTTTAATCCTGTTTAATAAATCTATAGTAGACTTCTCTGTCATTACAACTCCATCTTTACATTAAAAGCAGTATGACCACCTAATACAATACCTAATCCAACCGCTTCTTTTTTACCGCCTTGCATATATCCCATAGCATAAGATTTACTGTCGATACCACATCCTACCGCCATACCAAATATAGCTCTTGTCTTTCCAAACATCCATTCGCAGTAAAAGTCAGTGTGATAATGCCCAGATACAGTAGACACCATATCTCTTTTCGCAGCCATTCTTG